TTTGGTACCCAAAACTCACTTAATTTGTCTGAATCAAAAAACTTTCCCCAAACATGATATGATTTTTCTTTTTCAACCAAAAGCTTCTCAACGTAAATTTGTTCGGGAACCTGTAGAAGATATCTTTCTTCGGCAAACTTTTTTGCAAAGTATGTATCTAACTCAACCCATTTACGAGCAACCTTTGGTGAGGTATTATAATATGTGGTAATATATTCAGCCTGATTTCTTGTTGGATAAAATTTACTTGAGACTTCTTTCTTGTGTTTTAGATATAGAATGTAGTTATTTGCACCACTATACACTTCAAGTAGATCCAAAGCTTTATGTTCAATAAGCGATTTAGCGTTATCCAAAATTTGTTTTTATTAAAAATAATCATAAAAAGAATATTTATCAATAAAACATCAATATGAATGGTAGTGTTCCAATTAGTAGATTAGGTAAATTTTTTGGTGAGAACGATTTTAACCTTGAGGTTGGGATGGGTCAAGAGTGGTTAGTTGGTGATATGAACTTCACTTGTGTACTATACCGAGTAGATAAAAATAAGATTAAAACCGATGATGTTTATGGTGAAGCGGTTCAAGACGGTATTAAGTATTTACCACCAGTTGAGTTCAATGCTTATGTTGGAATTGCATCACCCGAAAACAAAATGTTAGGGTCAACAAGAATAGATCAATTAGAACCTGGTAATATTACCATATCGGTTTATATGAAAACCTTAAATGATTTAGGTGTAGATATTGATTTTGGGGATTACATTGGGTATTACGATAGTGAGAACTTTGTAAGATATTATACAGTTGTTAATGATGGTCGTGTAGTATCGGATTTGAAACATACTTATAAAGGATACAAACCATTTTATCGTACCATAATAGCGGCACCTGTCGGGCCAAATGAATTTAGAGGATTATAATGGCACTACCAAAAAAAGTTAAACCAACATTACCTTTAACGTACCCAAAAACTCTTTTACCGAGAAGGGAACAAATAAAGGATATGATTACAAAGGATGGTACTTACCTTCCTAAATCTTTGTTGCATGCCGATTTGGATGGTGGATTTTTAGATTTTGTAAAAGAAAAATTCAATATAACATCTGAAGGTAAAACAATTCCTGTCGTAGATATTTTGGTAACAACTCAAAACTGGTCTCAGTTTGTTGAGACTTGGGATTTCCAAAACATTGATAAGAATGTTGAACCCCCTTTTATTACGGTAATCAGAAATCCTGAAGTTAAATACGGAAACAATCCTTCAGTGATGTATAACATTCCTAATAGGAAAATGTATTATTATATGGAAGTTCCGACTTGGGATGGTAATAGAGTTGGTGCTGATATATACAAAATACCTCAGCCAGTCCCTATTGATATTAAATTTACGGTCGCAATTATCTGTAATAGAATGAGGGAAGCAAATACCCTTAACCAAAGAGTTATGGAAACATTTGCATCAAGACAAGCGTATCAAGTAATTAAAGGACACTATATCCCAATCATAAATGATGGATCCTCTGACGAATCTTCTTTGGATTTGGAGAAAAGAAAATACTATATCCAAAAATATGAGTTTACTATGATGGGATTCTTAATGGATGAAAACGATTTTGAGGTAACACCTGCAATTTCAAGAACATTCCAAATGTATGAAGTTGATCAAAGACCTGTTAAACGACCACAAAAGAAACAAGAACCAATACAACTTGAGACAATTACATTATCGTATCCTTTAGGTGATGTCACTCAAGAGTATTTCTTTAGTTATACTTGTAATTTGTTTTTTGATCAGTCAACAAATGTTGAATCTTATTCCGTATTTATTAATGATAACTATTATGGTGATGATGTAACCGAGATACAAATTAATACTGATGACAATTTAAGAATTGAGATAGTTAAACAAATTGGTGATATGCCAACATCACTTTCTTTTAGTCAAAAGTTAATTTAACGTTCCCCATAAATGTCTTTCTTTTCTTGACATTTTTCCATAATTAAGTTCTCCAAAAACCTATACATTTTAATACCGCGTTTGTCACAATATCCTTTAAGGACACCGTGAACATCAGCATCAATTTTAAGGTTTTTTATCTTCTTATTATCGTTAGACATAGGGGCAGAATTAAGGCAGAATAAAATCTTACCAAAATATAAATACTTTCTATAATGTAAAGTTTTTCGTGTTTTGACAAGTATTTATAGGAAAATAAATAAATAAAAGAAATTTATAGTATGGCAACAAACAGTAAGGTTTTTGTTTCACCAGGCGTCTATACTTCAGAGGTTGACTTGAGCTTTGTAGCACAAAGTGTCGGAGTTACTACTTTGGGTATTGCAGGAGAAACTTTGATAGGACCGGCTTTTGAACCAATCTTTATTACAAGTTTTGATGAATTCCAAACCGTATTCGGTGGGACCTCACCTGAAAAATTTGTTAATACTCAGATTCCAAAGTACGAAGCCGCGTATATCGCAAAAGCATATTTACAACAATCTAACCAATTGTTTGTAACTAGAATTCTTGGTTTATCTGGCTACGATGCTGGACCGTCTTGGTCTATCACAACTGTAGCTAATGTTGACCCAAGTACGATTGATGTATGGTGTTTAAGTTCAGTAACTGACTTTACCACTTGTGTAACAACTTGTGTAACACCAAAAGAATTAACATTCAGTGTTGAGTTCACCGGATGTACAAATAGTTCAACAACTATTGGTTATCAAACATCATTCCCACCAGAAATTGAAAGTTTATTATTAAGTCAATACGAAGAGTTTAATGGAGATACTTCAACATTAAATACTCAAATCCAAAACTTAATTTTTAACATAATCACAAGTTCTAATCCGTATACTGCGGAAGACGAACAAATCGCATACTTCGGTTCTATTGCAACTGATGATTATGATGTTTTAAATGGTTCAGGATTTAATGTTGAAACTAATGTATTTGAAGTTCCTTCAGTATCGTTAGATGAAACTGATTTATTATCACCACTTAACGACTCTTGGTACTACGCATTATTTAACAATAATGGTAATACAAATTATTCTGGTTTCTCATTCTTTACGTATGTGTCAGGTTTAACGGCATATTTCCCTAACCCAACACCTACACCAGGAGCAACTGCATCCCCAACACCGACTCCGTCGTTTGTTAATCCTTGTATTACACCTTCACCTTTCACATCACCAACACCAACACCTACACCTGTAAACATCGATTGTTATTCAGGTACTATTGTTGGTAAGATATACTATTATACAGGTACATCTTATGTTGATTACGATAACGTTGTTGTTAGTACATTAAGATCGAGAGGTATATCTACATATACAACAGATAATAACCCAGCATATTCTGTGACAGGTACATCTGAAGTAACATTAGATATGACAGGTCAATATGCTGGAGTTCTTAAAAATCCATACCTAACATTCGGTGTTAATGTAACAGACAAATTCGGTACGGCATTTAAGTTCGAAACATCGTTAACTCAAAATGACCCTGAATACGTAACTAAAGTGTTCGGTATTACTAACTTCCAAAAACCAAGAATTGAAGTTCCTGTTTTTGCTGAAGAGGTATTCCAATCATTCTTAAATTACTCTTGGAGAAAAGGTTATATCAAAGGTTTAAATCCTAACTTAATCGCTTTAGATTCAGCACAGAGTGGTGATGCTAACTCAATTGGTTGGTACTTAGATAAATGGCAAACACCGGCTTCACCTTACGTGGTATCTGAATTAAGAGGTAATAAAGTTTATGACTTATTTAGATTCTATACAGTATCCGATGGTGACGCGGCAAACACATTAATTAAAATCTCAATCATTAATCAAACTTACAACAATTTAACTTTTGATGTATTGATCCGTGATTATTTTGATACTGATGCAAATCCAGTTGTTATAGAGAAATTTACAAACTGTTCAATGAACCCAACTGAAAACAACTTCGTTGCTAATAAGATTGGTACATTAGATGGTGAGTACGCATTGAACTCTAAATATGTTATGGTTGAAATGAGTGAAGACGCTCCGATCGACGCATTACCTTGTGGATTTAACGGATTCAACTTTAGAAATTATGCGGGTGCTAGTTCACCATTCCCAATTATCAAAGGTAAATACGACTTCCCTGGTGAAGTTATTTATAACCCACCATTTGGTTTATCAACGGGTAATGATGACGCTTTAATTAGCCCAGGAGATAACGTAAGAAGAACTTACTTAGGTATATCTAATAGTTTAGGTTGGGATCCAGCATACTTC